TGGGCTCGATCACTTCTTGCTTCGGTGGCTTCGGTAGCTCTGCCGCTTTTGTTTGCGTATCGATTTCCAATTCCTCAGCGGCGTCCTCTTCCACCATGTTGAGCGGCCTCAAAGGCTGGTCCAGCCCATCAATCGGATTGAGGTTTTCTGAAACACGCGCCTCGTTGCGCGTGAGCCAGCCGTTCTGAATTCCGCTTTGGTAGTAGCTTGAGCGGCTCGCTGCATCGCCGCGCATCAGGTTGGCGAAATCAAATTCAATCTCGATGTCGTCGCCCTCGAGCAGCAACTCAGACTCGATACTGGCCTCCCAGCGCTCAGCCCAAGGCGTCATCGTGTGCATCACAAACTCCAGGCTCTGCTGCTCGATGTTGGAGAACGTGGCGCGTTCCAAGTCGGCGATCATGTGCGGCGGCACTCGAAAAAGCCGCGCAATGTCGGTGATCTGAAACTTCCTGAGTTCCAGAAACTGCGCGTCCTTGTTGGTCACGCCCACCTCATGGAACTTCATGCCGTTTTCCAGCACGAGTACTTTGCCGCGATTGGGGCCTGACTGCGCCTGCTGGTACGACTCCCGAAACACTTTCTTGGCCTCGGTGTCCTTGAAGGAGCCCGGAAACTCGATCCAGCCGCCCGTTGGCTTGGCGTCATTTGCAAAGAAGCGCGCACCGTAGTCCTGGGCTGCCAGTGCCATCCCCAAACTTTCTCGGGCCAACTCAATCGGGCTCATGCCCATCAAGCCGTCTGAAGACAAGCCGCGCAGGTGCCACACATCGCCCCTTGGCATGATCACCACGGAGCCAGAGCGGTCGGTGACGCGGTAGCGGTATTCACCGGAGGGCAGCAACTCGATCTTGACCCGGTCCGGATGGATTGGCATCAACTCGGTGATCTCGCCGCGCGCGTTGGTGATGATCTGGTTGTAGGCGTTGCCTCGCAACACCATGTGGCCTTGCAGCATCTCGCGCCACTCGAACGGGTTTTGAAACCGGTTCGGGCGCTTGCCCATCAAGCGGTAGAGCCAATGGTCCGTGATCCGGTCTTTACCGCCATCGGGGCGGCGCTGGTAAATCACCAAGGGCAGCGAAGCCATGGTCTCCGACAGGATGCGCACGCACGCATAAACAGCAGCCAGGCGCAAAGCGCCATCGGCCGAGACGCGCATGCCGCTGCCCGAGCGTGCAGAGGCCGACTCAAAGAAGAAATCACCCCAAGGACTGCGATCCCCGGAGGAAGCGTTGAGTCCGCTTGGTTTGCGCAGGCGATCAAAGAGGCTTAAAAATCCCATCGGTTCAGTTCACTCAGTTCAGTTCAAAGCAGCTTTATTTAAAGGAGCATGAGTTCGTAGTCAGCGCCCAGCACCACCGAGTCACCCGGTTTGATGGCGCGCGACAGCGCCATGATCAGTGCGACGATGCCGTCGATCTTGTTTTCTGCTCGCTCCTTGCGCGGGTAAATGTTGTCCTTGGCGTCCAGGTGGGCCACCACGTTGCTGACCATCCAGCCCAGCACTGGGTCGCCGTCGTGAACTAATTTCTTTTGAAGCACCAGGGCCTCTAACGTCTTCATCGGCTCTGAAAAATTCAGCACCGTAGGACGTACTTCAATCATGGGCAGACCCTCACTCATCATTCGAGTCGAGAGTTGCGTGGCCTGAAACGGATCAAAGGCCACGGCCTGCACCGCGAAGCGAGAGGACAAATCATTCAGGTCAGCCTCAATCCAGCTGAAATCGATCACGTTGCCCGGCGTCACCGTCAGGCGTCCTGTGTGCATCCAGCCCGGGTACTGGCTGTTGCCGTTGGCGTTGACCGTGTCTTCCGGCAGGTAGTACTTGCCAAAGACCGCGAATGCGTCTGGTATGTCGGGATGGGCAAACACAATCACCAAGGCGGCAATGTCCGTCTTGCTGGCCAAGTCCAATCCGATCCAGCAGGGCTGACCCACAAACGATTCAATGGCGAGGTCCTGATCGGCACAGGCGTCCCAGGAGCGCATGTCCATCCAGGCGGTGTCGGCGTTGACCCACTCGTTCAAGTGCTTGGTCTTGAAGTTGTTCATCGCACTGGGCAACTGCATGGCCTTGGCCTGCAGCGGTCCCAGAATTTCCGGGCGCACCGAGATGCCCCAGTTGGGATTGGCTTTGATCAGCGACTCTTCGCGGGTCCAGTCGTCCCCGTCATCCAGGCCATAGACGATGCCAAACTGGCTGTCGTCCTCGAACACGCCATCGAGCAGCCGGGTCACAAAGGTGCGCACCTCGTAGCAAATGCCTGAGCGGTTGCTGCCTGCGGTGGTGATCACCCACAAAAGAGAGTTGTCTCGCTTGCCGGTACCGGTCTCCACCACGTCGTAGACGGTGCGGGTTTTGTGGGCGTGCAATTCATCAATGCAACCGAAGTGAATGTTCAGACCATCGAGCGTTGAGCCTTCAGCTGAAAGCGCTTCAAACTTGGAGCCGGTCTGCAGCACGTTCATGTTGTGCGCGCCGACGTTGACAGAAAACCGGCTGCGAAAGCCCTGTGACCTGCGCGCCATGGTCTGCGCATCACCAAACACGATGCGCGCTTGGTCGCGGGTGGTGGCCAGGGAATAGACCTCGGCACCACCTTCACCGTCGGCAGCCAGCATGTACAGCGCGATGGCCGAGGATAAGGCTGAGTTATGCGTCGGGATGAAGGTCTCTCCCGCAAGGTACAAATGTGACGGGGAATCAACCTCAATGCATTTGACTGGCACCGAGGGGATGGGCTCGACGCGCACGATGCTGCGCGTGTTTTGCAGACTCGAGCTTTGCGCACGCTCCCTGAGCCGATCACGCTTGCGTTGCAGTCTGAACGGCTCACGCTCGCCCTTGTAGGCGAAGAAACTGACGAGGTAATTGGGGCCGCAGTCTTTGCCGTACAAAGTCGCGCGCTTGGCCACCAAGGTCGGCTTCATGCCAAGGCTGGCAACCAAATGAAACACGCCGTGTGCCAGCCGATAGTTGGTATTGCCAAAGACACACTGGCCGGCCTTGGAAACGGTTCCATCGGTATCCATCAAGCCCTGCAGCAAAGCTAGGCGCTGCGCCGTCGAAGCCCACAAATAGCCCTTCGGAATATGCTTGTTGCCCAGCACCCCCATCGTGCGCAACAGCGCGGTTAATGAACGCTGTTTCCAGCCGGGCTGACTCCGATCGAATCCCAACGAATAGGTCCCGATATGACTCTTGTCACTGTGAGGCCTGCGCTCAGCCTTGACGCCCTCTATGCGGATGTGCTCCACGATGGCGCGATCTGCGTCGGCGTTGGTCAACGTCGCCTGCGCTGCATGCCCGTCTCCCAGCCAAGCGCCCAAGGTATAGGGCGGCACAACCAGCTCCGTCTCGGGCAACTCAAGGGCTCCAGCAACATCTACGGTGTGATTGTTATCGCCGCGCGCGCCATAGAACTGCGTCCGATAGATTTCACCGGTGGTGCGCACCCGCTTTTGAAAATCCACGCCAAACGGATGCTGCGCCAGGTCCTGCTCGGCGAGCACCAGGAATCGGGCGTGTGCTTGCTCATAGCTCATCTTGTCCACTCGCCCCAGCCGAACAACACGCCCGTACAAACGCACGCAATAGGCCAAGGCACCGGCTGAGCGATGGATCTGTAGGGCTGGCATTTTGTAGCGGCGCAGCTTACGTGGCCCAGCCGTTTGTCCCAGGCTGATTGACCCTGGCGCTGGTAAGCCACTCATGGGACTCGTCCGCAATCAGCGTCTCGCCCGAGGAGAAAGACATGCGGTAACAGGGTCGGCCCATCAAAATATCGGTCACTGCAGTCACGTTGCAAGGCTTGCCCTTTTCATCAAATACTTGATCGCCAACCTGAATGTCGGCCATCGGTTTAAACCCACTCGTTGTCGCGATCAACGTGTCTGCCGCCAGTGCTTTGCCGTTGCCACGAGGCACCTCGATATAGGCCCGGCGAAAGCGGCGGTGACCGTCGGGTTTCACCCAACCGTAGATGGTGGTGAGAACGAATATCTGCCACTGCGCCAGCACGATAGCTTGGCCAGCCAATGGCCCTTTCACGTGAGGCAGCCTCTCCACGAACGCACACAAGTTGTCAGCGGGGCGGAACTTGCGACCGGTCTTGTCTGTCAGTGTTGGGTTGAACCGGTAGGGGCTGTCCTTGCCCTTGAACCGTTTCAGGTCGTCCAGTTGGCGCTGGCACGCCAGGCGCACCCACTTGGCCCCAGCAATGTCGCCACGAACCACGGCTTCGGCGTACTGCTTGGCGATGGCGGTGTAGTTTCTGGGGGCACCTGTTTTACGTACATCCATGTGTTTACACTGACTCCGTATCCGGTTAAAATGTACACGTACATCCAAAAAAGGTTCGCCATGGCCAACACCAAGCTCTTCAAAAACGGCAACTCGCAGGCCGTTCGCATTCCTGCCGAACTGGCCTACAGCACGTGGGACGTTGACCTGGTCATCGAGCGCCAGGGGGACGAATTGCGCATTCGACCGGCCCAGCGCCGCATGGGCGATGTGCTGGGCAAACTCGCCAAGTTCTCACCGGACTTCATGGCGCAGGGCCGGGGCGAAAACATTGAGGACGAGCGCGAGGCGTTATGAAACCCAAATTCATGCTCGACACCAATATCTGCATCTACCTCATGAAGCACCAGCCGCCTGAGGTGCGCGAGCGGTTTGCCCAGTGCTTTGTGGGCGACGTGGTCATCTCTGCGGTGACCCTGGCCGAACTTGAATTCGGTATCACTTGCTCAAACCAGGGCGTGCAAGAGGCCAACCGCTCAGCACTGGAGAGCTTGCTCGACGACATCATGGTTGCACCCTTCGATGCACAAGCTGCCAAGGCTTATGGTCCCATCCGCGCAGCCTACAAAGATCGCAACCGCGATGCTCTGGACAAACTCATTGCATCTCATGCGGTCGCTTTAGGGGTGACACTGGTCACCAACAACGAAGCGGACTTTGTGAACTACTCTGGACTGGTGGTGGAAAACTGGGTCAACAGCCACTGACATGACGTTAACAAACGCGACCCTCAACCTTGGAAACTCCCCAAGGGCTGACACCGACATCAACCAGCAATGTCGGCCCAAGGGTCGTTATCCCTTGGAGCGTCACTGGGCGCAGAAATCCGTGAACGTGCCGCCGGGGTGAAACCCATCTCGGTCTCGTAGACCTTCATCTCCATGGCCAACTCGCGGATCACATCCATCAGTGGCGAGCGACGCAAGATGCCGCTGGGTGTCTTGATGATCATCCCCGACACACCGGCACGGTTGATCTTGGCCAGCGCCTCGCGGTATAGGCCTGAGCAATTGGCCCAACGTTCCAGCACCGCACCATCGAGTGCCGACAAAAGACCGGGCGGCGAATTGGCCACCGCGTAGTTCCACGCCTCCTTGGCCACGTCGCTCATGTACTCGGGCGGCGTGCACAACGCCGTTGTAGGGCGGGGCTCGTGGGGGTTGGTCCGGCATTTCTGCACGGTGCCTTTGATCTGTTTGATTGCCAGCGGAAGCGGCTTACGACCGGCCATGGGGGTGGGCTCAATTCTTCAAAAAAATGTTTTTAATTTGCACGCGCAAAAATCTGTGCAAGCGCACGCATCTCTGGCCGCCATCTGTAGAGATTGAGACCCCCTACCCCCTGGGGTGGATGGTCAGCGCCTGCCTGCGGTCTCGCGTGCTGTCTTTCGGTTGTGACATGAGACGCACAGCGGCTGCAGGTTGCCCACGTCAAGCCGTGCGCCGCCTGCCTTGAGGGGCTGTACGTGGTCAGCCACCACCGCCGGGGTCAAGCGACCCTTGGCCTCACAGGCCCTGCAGGTGGGGTGTGTTCGCAGGAAGGCTGCACGTAC